TCTACACCATTAAGCACAAAATGTAAACCATCTTGTGATCCAGTTAAATTGATACCACTGTGTAGTGATGCCGCATTACCTATAAGTGTTGTAGTTGTTCCTGATCCTCTGATTTTTAATTGATACATTATTACTGGTGTAGAACTTGCTCCACCATTTGTTAAAATGTCTCTCTTAGAAACAGCCGAGGTTGCTAAAGCAGTTTCGCTGATTACTGTGTTGGCTTTAAGTTCAGCTGATATCGTACCGTCATCAAAATCATCAAACTGTACATAAACATCATTGGCCGCTATTGAAGATCCTGCTGTGGCTGTTGCCGCATCATCTCTTGAATAAAGAGGTGCTGGTGTTGATGTCCATTTGCTTGTTCCTGAGCTGTATGACTTAACTGATACGTTTGCACCTTGTCCGCCTGGTGTTGATTTTAACCAAACATCGCTATAGATACCTGTGGCACCAATTGTTGGTGCTGTTCCTGTACCTGGTAAGATATAAGCGGCTGGTGAACCTGATGCGCCTGCCCAGTTACTTGATCCAACTTTTTCCCAAGTTGTGGAAATCTTTTGGTAAAGTATTGCTGGTGATACAGAGGCAACGACTGCGTACTCTTTGTCTGAACCATATGAGTTTTTTGGGTTACCGTTAGCGGCAACTTTTCCACTACCTGAATCGTTTGGTGCGTCATTTAACACTGTAGGTGTCATTTTGCCCCAAGCGGCAGTTGTAGTGTTTGCTGTAAACAAACCCCAATCTGTATTCGCTAAATCTAACCAGTAAGTTCCGTTAGATGGTGCTAACTGAGGTACTGTAGACTGAGCTTCTAATTCATCTAAGTCTATGTCTGCTCTGATGACATAAGCTCTATTTGAAATTCCTAAATATGAATATGTTGATAGCAAACCGTATTCATTTCTTTCATCACCGTGGATTTGTGTTCCTTGTAATGATTTAAATGATGGTTCGCCAAAGGTAGTAACCAGTTCTCTTTGCGATGTTACTAGGAACGGTTTCGCGGCGTTGGCTGAAGTTGTACCTATCGCTGTATTACCTGTGCTTGGATCTGTTTTGTCCTGAGCTGAAGCAATTACAACTAATGGTACTGTACCTTGACCTGCCGGAGCGTACATAGATTCATCAACAACTGATACTGATACACCTGGTGATACTAGTGTTGGCATAATTTTAATCTCCCTGCATTAACATTAATTTAATGTGTAATCCTTATTATATATAATCATATTTAGTAGAATTTGTTAAAAAGGCACCAATAACAATCACCTTTAAAGGGATTAAATACAAGTATGAATGATATCGACGACCAAAAGCACATAAGACCACTGTGTATGCACTGTAAGACAAGACCGCAAGCCTTTAACTATAGACGTAAAGGTAAAATCTACTATCGTAGCAAGTGTGACCAATGTATGAAAGAAGGTTTGGGCTTAAGAACGGGCAAACAACACTCTTGGGAAAAGAGTGGCTATAGAAAAAAACACATATGTGAAAAATGTGGTTTTAAGTCAAAGCACCCTGCACAGATGGACGTTTATCATATCGATGGAAATTTAAAAAACAATAACTTGCAAAATCTAAAGACAATATGTGCCAACTGTAGTCGTGTCAAGAGCACAGAAGAACTAGGATGGAAACAAGGTGACTTAAAACCTGACTTATAATTTAACGTCAATACCCATTGATCTGGCTTGACCCGCAACAACTTTAACAGCACCTTCTAAATTCAAAGCATTTAAATCTTCCATTTTTTCTTTTGCAATGCCTTCAACTTGCTCTCTAGTCAATGTTGCTATTCTACTCCTACCAGGAGTTTTGCTACCTTTTTTTAATTTTAGTGCTTGTCTAATTAAAAATGACGTGGGTGGCTTTTTACATACGAAATCAAAAGACTTATCTTTATAAACTGTAATTACTACAGGTATAATCTTACCCATATCATTTTTAGTTTTTTCGTTGAACCTTTTACAAAAGTCCATTATGTTGACACCTTTTTGACCCAATGCTGGACCAACTGGTGGAGCGGGATTTGCCTTGCCGGCTTCTATTTGTAACTTTATTAAACCTACAACTTCTTTTGCCATAAACTCCTTTGGTTAGGGCGTTATTTTTTTTGCTATGTCTTGTACTGTTTTTTCTAATTCTTCAATGGTACCATTATTTTCAACAGTATAATCTACTCTCATATTTACCCAATCCCACTCACTAGAGTGTACTCCCATATCGTGTAAAGTATTTTGTGAAAATATATCACCATCAGCGGCTAGTTGTGCCGTACCGTACCAGTGTGGTTCTGGACCTCTTTTAACTCTGATTGCTACACCGCCCATAGTCTTGATTAAACCTAATTCGTTTTTAAATCTACAATCAGAAACTACAGTTGGTTTACGCCCACTGGCCATATATCTATTCTCTAAACTATGAAGCCATATGCTAGGATTAAAGTTCTCTCTAAAGAGCTCTGTGCCAACTACTTGTAAAGCATAACGTGGAGTGAATCTTTTATTTTGTAATTTTTGACTCCAATAGCCATCGACTGATTCTCTAAAAACACGACTCTGTTCTGTGTCACCTTCGAGCATTTCACGTGGCCATCCAAATATATTACTTACTGCATCTTTCAATGGTGATGCAAATGAGTCTTGTGCAAAGCCTTGTTTTACAAATTGTTCTGCTACTGTGTTTTTACCGGATCCTATGAATCCTACAAGTCCAATGATCATATTATTATATTACTTGAATAAAGAGGTTTAGTCAACCAATTTCTAAATTATCCAATAACAAAAGTTAATGGATCTTCGCCAGTGCCGTATATGTCTATTTCTCTCTCAAGTCTTTCCATTGTGGCTTGGGCTTCGGCTTTTAGAGCATCACCGTTTAATGTGACATTTCCTTGAGCACCTGGTAAACTTGAATATTTGGATCTTGCTTCGCCCAACATCATTTTACACTGTGCAAGTGCATAATCTCTTATCCAAGGTCTGCTGTACCTCTGTGATATTAAGGTATCAGCTGTTCTATCCATATAAACTTGTAGTAGGACAGATTCTTCACGTCTTGGTCTTCTCATTAAAATTAACTTGTTTGATTCAGTATGGTATTTAAAGTTTAAGTAACCGCCAAACAGTCTTTTAACAACTTCTTGATATTGTGCAAATGCATCCCAGGTCATTAATCCACCAATTCTACCACCTTGTAAAAAGTACAAATTAGTATATGCTAATTCAAATGGATCTAGATCAACACTATTGCTTGAACCTCCTACACCTCTTCTGAATATTTCTCTCACTTCAATTACTTCTTTTGGTAGAGTGTATTCGTTGGTATCTGGTAATAACTCAAGATATATGTAAGATTCTTCAGTTGAGTTTGAACTTCTTTGTCTGAATCTATCTACTGCAAGGTCAATACCTTGTTCATAGTGTTTAGGATCTAGTTCAACGTCAACCATACCATCGCCAAGGATAGTACGCATTTCAGTGATCAATTCCTGTCTTTTTGTTTGCTGTGTTGCCATCTTACTAGTATTTAGTAAAGGCGCACTCTTTTCAATAAATACTTTAAAGCACTATAAAGGAATATTATGCCAAGACTCAGTTTATGGAAACCAAATAAAGGTAATGATTATAATTTCGCTGATCGTACGATTAAAGAACACTTCTACGTGGGCGGTACGGGCGTATTTTTACACAAATATATAGGTCCGCATACACAAACTAATAGTGCTAGTAGCGATCAACCCACTAACAGTATAACTAGTGAACTAAATGTACAGGACGTATTATTTGGTGAAAATAGAGATAGAAAATACGACTCAGATGTATTTGATTTACGTGGTGTGTATAGTGTGCAAGACCAGGATTTTGATCTAACACAGTTTGGCTTATTCCAAACCAATGACACAATATTCATAACTTTTCATATAGGCGATATGATGGAAAGACTTGGTAGAAAAATTATACCTGGTGATGTTTTTGAATTACCACATCAAAATGATGATACAAGAATTGAGTCAGCGAGTATTACGTTATCAGCTAAACCTTCGAAGAAATTTAGAAAAGGTGAAACTATAACAGGTGCTACTTCTAGTGTAACTGCAACTGTAGTAAGTTATAACCACGAAGCTAAGACAATTAGGATAAGTCCTATTCTAGGTGACTTCACACAAAACGAAACCATAACCGGTGACAAGAGTAGTGCTAGTGCAACTGTAACAAGTTTTACTCCAAAAGAAAATTTAACAATTAATAAATTTTATGTTGTCGAAGATGCCTCTAGAGGACAAGATGGATACGATCCAGGTTGGTGGCCTCATATATGGAGATGCAAAGCAGTGGCTATGCAAGACACACAAGAATTTAGAGATATACTGGGTAGTGGTGAAGAAGCAGATGATCTTAAAAACATTATTTCAACATATCAATCAGAGATTGATATTAATGATGCTGTAATAAACGAAGCAACTAAAAATGTTCCTACAAAAGGTATGGATGTTGGACACTTATATACTAACGAAGTTGACTCACATAAAATTTTACCAAAGAATCAAGATGGTACTCCAGGAAAAGGATTAACGATTACACATACTGGAACTTCGTTTCCAGCAAGTATACAAGAAGGACAATATGTTCTACGTGTTGATTATGCTCCTAGTAGATTGTTTAGAAAAGACGGAAATAGATATATCAAAGTTTCAGAAAACTTTAGAGGAACTTACGTAAGTTCAAACACAGGATTAGACGGATTTATCAATAATGATTCAAGCTCAAACGTAACAGCTGATAATAAAGAAAGACAATATTTAAGTAAGGTTATAAAACCTAAGGCGGATTAATAATATGCAATACTGGTATGATCAACAAATAAGAAGATATATTTTACAGTTCATAAGACTGTTTGATTCTTTTCAAATTAAAACAGGTACAAAGAGTACAGCTGACTCAGAGAGCTACATTAGGGTGCCTGTAAGGTACGCAGATATGTCAAGAATGGTTGCACATATACTGAGACACAACTCGGAAAATGTGATGAATTCTGCACCGTTTATTAGTGCTTATATTACAAATTTACAAATAGCTAGAGATAGATTACAAGAACCGAGATTGGTTGATAAAGTTCAAGTTGCAGAAAGAAAATATGATAATTCTGCAAAAGAATATATATCTGAAATAGGAAATACATATACAGTTGAACGTCATATGCCAGTTCCTTATAATTTAAATATGGCTGTTGATATATGGTGTTCAAACACAGATCAAAAGATGCAACTAATGGAACAGATCTTAGTGCTGTTCAATCCTGCAATAGAACTACAAGCAAATGATAACCCGTTAGACTGGACTAATATTACAAACGTAGAGTTGATTGACATTGTATGGAGTTCGAGAGCTGTGCCACAAGGTGTTGACACACAGTTGGACATTGCGACATTGACTTTTTCTATGCCAATATGGTTAAATCCTCCGGCTAAGGTTAAAAAGCAATCAATAATTAAACAAATTATTGCAAGAGTCAATAGTACAGATTCAATTGACGACTTAGATTATGATCCAAGATTTATGGATTTCTTTGAAAACTTTTCAGGACAAATAGGTACTATAGTTGTTACTCCTGAGAATGCACAAATTAGTGTAATTGGAAATAATGTAAGTTTACTAGGCGGTTATGGTAAAAATGATTCAGAAAAATGGAAAGACTTCCTAGAAGGTTTTGGTGAACTACAAGCTGGTATTAGTAAATTGATATTAAGACAATCTGCAGATATTGAAGATTCATCAAATGATGTATTTGGTACTTTAGCTTTCCATCCATCGGACACCAATCAACTTATCTTTACACTTGATGATGCGTCATTACCATCTAATACTTTAACAGCAGTAACTAAAATTATTGATCCAGAAATAGTTTATCCAGGAAATACGTTACCAGTCGCAACTAGTGGTCAAAGATACTTGTTAGTTAATCCAATACCAGTTGGAAATAATTCTTTTGGTAGTTCGTTTACTGCTGAAGCTAATGACATCATTGAATATAACGGCACTAGCTGGAGTGTATCCTTTGATAGTAGTAGTGTTGTATCAACTCAATATGTAACTAATGCTAATACCGGAATCCAATATCGTTGGACTGGATCGCAATGGATTGACAGTTATCAAGGACAATATAAAAACGGTTTTTGGAAATTAGAACTTGCATCTTCTTAATAAATTTAATACAATAGTAGAATGTATAAAGCAGTCGGAACAACATTCCTGTCCAAAGAGACGGGTAGAATATTATTAAATCTTCGTAGTGGTAAGGTAAAATATCCACACACCTGGAGTTTCTGGGGAGGTAAGATTGAAAAAAATGAAGAAGTACTAGATGCTTTGAGACGTGAATTAAAAGAAGAAATGGGATTTGTTCCTCCTATGCAAAAATTAAATCCGTTAGATACATATACTTCAAACGATAAAAGTTTCATATATTATACATTTGTAATACTAACAGATAATGAATTTATTCCTACACTTAACCACGAAAGCTCTGGATATGCTTGGGTTGACATAGCAAAGTATCCAAAACCATTACACGATGGTGCAAAAGTAACATTACATAATAAAAAAAATATATCAAAACTGAAACAACTACTACAATCACACACTACTATTAGTAAATAGTTAGTATGAGCAAAGTATATCACATCAACCAAATGAGAATGATTCGTGACTTGAAGGATTTCGAGCGTGGTGGAAAAATATCCAATTACCTGGTAACTTTTTTATTAAAAAATAGTATTACTAAAAAAAAGTTTTATACATTTTGCGAAGGTATGAGTCGGCCAGAAATGAAAGAGTACTACGGCATACTTGTTAATGCTTATCAAAAATACCTAAAAAATAACACAGAACTTGACTTACAATTAAGATACGATATTGAAGATTCGTACTACATAACGTCAAGCAATCTTCTTACTAAAAACGACATATACAGCTTTCCAAGTATTATGTCAAAATACAGAGAAGATATAAATCCTGTAAGAGCATTATATTTTGAAATAGCTGAAATTAGTATCAACTATAAAGTATCAAATGTTAATAGTGATTATATCAAAAATCAATTTACAGATAAAGATTGGTTTAAGAAATTAATGACTGATATTGAAAACGATATGACTAGCCTTAACGGTATAGAAGAAAAATTTAATTTACTAAAAAAGAAATATCAATTTTTTACTTTTCCTATCAGTTATTATCATACTCAAGAAATGTACAAAGATATGCAGAAGTGGTTAAATACTTTTACAAAGTTTTACAACAGAGTAAATGGTATTAAATCAAAATATGACTAGTGTGCTTCTAATATTATTTTTAATTTCAGCTAACACAACTGAAGCAAAAATATATGGTGTGCCACAGATGTACAATAAACAAGAAACAAAATATGAACGTTGTCTGTTAAAAAAAATACAAAAAGCTGAAGATAATAATGGTTGGTTATGTGTATATCAAAGACAAAATCGAAAAGAAAAAGATGTGATTGTTAGTCAAGGAAATCATTTTTGTCCTAAAATGATTCAATGTAAAGTAATTAGATAATTTATATTAAACTACGCAGTTGATAAGTCTTACTAGATTCTCTGTATCATCATCTTCAATACATTTTCCAATAACGTAAACACAATTTGTAACACCTGGGTGTGCTTGTCCTACACCTGGAGTATCACTTGAAACAATCAAGTCACCTTTTCTAACAGGGCCAATGACATTAACAGGTATTTTTCCTCTCAATGCTACTGCTACTGTGTTACCTTTTTGTTCGTTATTCATCAAATACGCAGGCTGTCCGGAAACAACTCCTGCAATTTTATGATCTAATGCTTGAGTAGATTGTGTCACTTCTTCTGTTCCACCGAATACTACCACAGTACCTGCTTCATATTTGCTGTCAGTGACATAAAGCTCAGCCAAGTCAGCATATTGAGCCGTTGTTGCTGTAACGTGTGCTGTTGCCGCCTCTATGTCTGCTAGTGTTATGTCTGCAACTACTGTTGTTGAACTTGTAACACTAGATGAAGTTAAAAACTTAAATCTATCAGAAGACTCTTGCCATATCATACCAGCGTGATCTTCCGAACTTCCTCTTTCGATTAACACACCTGAGTCAGTTGTGTTTGTTGAATTATCGCCAGCATTTCTGTTTAGGTATATCAAAGGATCATCAACTTCTAATTGTGTCACATCAATTGTAGTGGTTGTTCCGTTAATATTTAAATTTCCTGCGATTGTTAAATTACCACTGAACTGTGCGTTACCTGTTGTGTTAATATTACCTATTCCGGTAATATCGTTACTGTTCAAATCCAATGAGCCACCTAGCTGTGGGGTTGTATCTTCTATAACATTTAATAAGCCGGTGTCAGTGTCTGTACCAACTACCCAACTAGAACCATTATATTTTATAATCGATCCAGATGAAGCACCTGATGTGTTAACATCATTAAGTTCGCCTAGTGTATCTTTTGTTTGAACTTGTGAGTCAACATAAGATTTAATACTGCTTGACGTTGCTATTGTTGTAGCAGATGCTGAACCAAATGAACTGTCATTTAGTACTGCCGATCCTGTTACCTGTGTGTTAAGTACAGGACTTGTATACTGTTTGTTTGTTAAAGTGTGTGTACTAGATGCTGTAATGATATCACTATTAACAACAGGTCTTGTTGCTATAATATAGTTCTCACTTGCACCACCCGAG